ACCGTTTATCGTGCAAATGGCGGGCATATAGTAGAAACTAGACAGTATGATAGAAAGCGTGATAGTAATGATCATAGCCTGCATATCATCACTGATGACAAAGACTTGGGCGAAGAGATCGGTAAGATCATCACATTTGAACGACTGAAGGCATAACATGGCTAAGGCAAAGGTTTCAGCAGATGAGAAATTCGAAGATCAAGACTTTGATATGTTCGAAGCCCTTGCTGCCTTAGACAAAAAAGACTATGGCTATTATGATAGGCTAACAGAAGAACAACGAAAGAAGTTTGTGCCTTTCATGATGATCATGTGGTTCAGTTCTGTCAAGGGTAGGACTGATTTCCAGCAATACTATGTGTTAAGCGTGAATGAGTTCGCAAATAAACACTTGTTCAACGAGAATGTGCAAAAGCATCCCAAGTTACAATGGCTGATGTTGTGTAGTTCTGGTATAGGTAGCAAGCAGTTTCATCAATGGATACCTCAGATCAAGCAGAATGTAGGCAAGTTGAAAGAGAAAGCATCAGTCAAGGATATCAAAGAGTATTATAAAAAGATATATCCCAAGACAGACGATGACACACTTTCAGAGTTTAGCAAGTTATATACTGAGCAACAGCACAAGAAAGTATATCTGGCACAGAAGTTTCCTGAATTAAAGGTAGATGATATTGAAGCACTTAGTAATTTTGTCACAGACGATGAAATCAAAGAATACGAAAAACAATACGGCAACTGAGCATAGTTGTGAGTTTTGTGGTCGTTCTTTTATTAGAGAGAACACTATGCTCAAGCATCTATGTGAGACAAAACGCCGTTATAATGATCGTGACAAGACTGGCAACCGTATAGGATTTAGTGCTTGGGTACAATTCTATAGCAAGCACAGCCGCAAGGCAAAGAAAGATTACATGGATTTCGCAAAGAGCGCATACTATACTGCGTTCGTTAAGTTCGGTAACTATTGCTCAGAGGTTCATGTACTGAATCCTAGCAGATATGTCGATTGGCTATTGAAAGAACAGATCAGCATAGATACATGGAATCGTGATACTAACTATAATAGATTCTTATTAGAATATCTAAAGAACGAAGATCCATTAGACGCTATCGCCCGTAGCATTGAGACTACCGTATCATTAAGCGAACAAGACAAGATACAGACTAAAGATACATTTAGATATGGTAATCGAAATCGTATATGCTATGAGATCACTAAAGGCAAGATCAGTCCTTGGATGTTATATCAAAGCGTTAGTGGCTTAGAGTTCATAGAACAGTTAGACGCTACACAGCAAAAGATGATACTTGAATATATCAATCCAGAGCAGTGGGCTATCAAGTTCAAACGATGCAAGAACATCATACCTGAAGTGAAGCAATTACTAGATGCGGCGGGGTACTGATGCTATTTCATTTCACTAAAGATAAAAATAGTTTTCCTTACACGATAAGGATACCATGGCGAATGGATGACACTATAAATAGTTGGAATGATATATGCGCATGGGCAGTAGAACATTATGGCTTGCCCGGTGATAAGTTCATAACGCATCCTACAGAAGACTACATGGATTTCATGTTCAGGAATGAAGAGGATGCGATACATTTTAGTTTGGTGTGCGAATGAAAGATATCAAAGATGCTATCAAGAATAAGGAAGGCTATGCTGTCATGGAGGGCATGGTTCCTCGATTATTGATAGCCGACTTTAACAATAGATTGAAAGATTTATATCCAGTCAGGGCTAGTAGTTCAGATAAGACATATGCTGAACGGGATGATATCAAAAATCTAAAAGATATCAGTGTTTGGTGGAGCCAAGAAGTAAGCGAATTTCCAGAAGTCGTTAAGATACGCAAGATAGTAGATCCAGTCATCACGGGCAATTTTGGCAATCTCAGATTCTATGCAAGCGATACTGTATTCATCAAACCAGGTAGCACATGGGTAAATCCGCATGTAGACACTCCGCATAGGTTCAAGAAGTATAACTATGATCAGAGACTATTGGGTATACAATGCATAGTTAGTTTAGTCGATACTACTAAAGAGAATGGTTCTACTGGGGTAGTTCCATTTAGTCAGAAACGAGACTTTGATATAGACAAGTGCTATAGTGGAACATACAATCGTTGGTTCATGGAAAACATGAAACAACATAACATGCCCAAAGGGTCTGTATTATTCTATAACTGCAGGGTACTGCATAGCAGTATGCCAAATAATGGTAACCTAGAACGCCCTGCGCTATTGTTAAATTACCTTGACCATAGTATAATAGATGAAATTACTAGTATAGATAATGTTTGGTCAAGCAATGGTAAACGTCCCTAAAGACTTTCAAGATTATGATGATGACGATCCCGATTATAATAAACGAGATCGTAGATTGCATTATTGGAATGTATTAAGGACATTGAAGCAAGAGTTCACAGAAGAGACAGGATCAGTTGATCCTACTGTTTATGTGTCATGGTTAGAAGACAAGTATGGTTTCAAACCTAGGATCAATCACGAAGGATATCTTACTGACGATTATGAGATCGTGGATGAAAAGAAATATTTGATTTATGTTTTGAAACATGGCAATTAACAACAGTCCTTTCAATGTTTTAAGCCCTGTCATCGATTTTGTCGATGTAGTGCGTAAAAATAGTAGCGATGCTAAAAAAGTCACATTTAAAATCAAAGGCGATCCTAAAGAAGTGATTAAGTGGTGTCGTAGAAATTTCGGTGATAGGGGCGATGGTTGGGATTTTAGTGGTGGCACAAAATCATTAGAAGTTACGATATGGTCTAGTAAGTTGATTACTATGTGGGAACTCTGGCAGGAATAATATGGCAAATGATATAATGATCGACATGGAGACACTTGACACAAGTCCTTATTGTGTCATACTTACTATTGGTGTCGTTCGTTTCGATCCATATGGTGATGGTGTCGTACAGAAACTTGAATTGCGTCCTACTATCGAAGAGCAAACAGAGATTTACAATCGCGTGATCAATGATGATACGATTCGTTGGTGGGGTGAGCAAAGCCCTGAGGCTATCGAAGAGGCTATGGGTGATAGTGGTAGACAGAGTTTCAGCGAATGCTTAGAAGAACTATACAAGTTCGGATGGAATCGTAGAGCAGTATGGAGCAATGGCGCGGCATTTGATGTGGTCGTAGCAGAGACAGCATTCCGTCAAGTATTCACAGATAGACCTAATCCTATTCCTTGGCCATTCTATACTGTGCGTGACACTAGAACACTATATGAACTAGCCAATGTTAAATTGAAAGATGGCGGGTATAAGACTACGCACAAAGCAGTAGAAGATGCTGAACGACAGGCTATCAAAGTGCAAGAAGCATATCGTAAGTTAGGACTGACTAAATGAAATTAGTTTATTTGACTGACAGCAAGATTCCTTATGAGAAAGCCGAAGAATATTTTCAAGAAGCAGCCGATTGGGCAAAACAAAACTGCAAGACTTTTATAAGTCATACTGTTCAGGATGTCAGTGATTTTTCGTATGAATATGATCATATTACTGAATATAGATTCAATGACATAAAAGATGCTACATGGTTTAAATTGAGGTGGCTATGACTTATACATTTATATCGGCAATGACATTACTGATACTGATCTTTGATCCGTTCGGTAACTTTCCTATATTCAGTAGCATGTTAAAGAATTATGGCGTAGAGAAGCGTAGTTGGATTATCGTGCGTGAGCATATCATAGCATTTGTGATATTGTTTGCGTTTATGATCGCTGGTCAGCATTTTCTAAAAATGTTAGGATTGACTAGCACTAGCCTTCAACTAGCAGGTGCTGTGATATTATTCCTTATCGCTATCAAGATGGTATTTCCTAGCATATCACCCGCTGAAGAAGAAGTCTTAGATCACGAACCTTTCATTGTGCCTATGGCTATACCATTGATCGCAGGACCTAGCGCACTGGCTACTGTCATGTTATTAGTCAGTCAACAGCCCGATGATTTCTGGATATGGGTAGCCGCGTTGGGTGCCGGTATTACCATAAGCATGTTTTTGCTATTGATCGGAGACAGAGTTCAGCATATACTAGGTAAACGATTCCTCATTGCTATGGAAAGATTGATGGGACTGATACTTGTTGCGATTAGTGTCGAGATGCTATTGCGTGGTATCAAGATGATAGAACTATGAGATTTAAAAGCGATATTGATATTGACCTAGGTGACAGAGATAGACTACTATCTCTGATCAGTCATACCAAGGCTGCGATTCGTAAAGGTGATGTCAAAAAGCACAACACTGGCATTTATGTCACAGATATTCCTTACGATCCAATCAATGATCTAAGTTCATTAGATTATGAAATAGCAGAAGATCGTGGATATCTTAAACTAGACTTGCTTAATGTTCATGTATACAACAAAGTAGAAAACGAAGAGCATCTAGTAAGATTGATGAGTGAACCAGATTGGAACTTACTCAATGATCCTAACATAGTAAAAGATTTGATTCATCTAGGTAATCATTTTAATAGTTTACAAAAGATGCCCGAGCCAGTAAATAGCATACCGAGGCTTGCGATGTTTCTTGCTGTGATACGCCCCGGTAAGAAACATTTGATAGGTATGCCATGGTCAGAAGTATCAAAGACTATATGGGAAAAAGAAGAAGGCGTATATAGTTTTAAAAAGTCACACGCAGTTGCCTATGCGCATCTTGTGGTAGTGCATATGAATTTATTGAAAAATGGAACTACAACTAGTTAAAGAAAATGACCCTGTACTCAGGGAAGTAGCAACAGCATGGGACTTCACAGTTGATGGAGA